AAGAGTCGGAGTGGATTGAAGTAGGTGCGTGGGTGTACAAAAACTTTGATATGATTTCTGGAATTTCCTTTTTACCTTATTCAGATCATTCATATAAACAAGCACCTTATCAAGAATGTACAAAAGAAGAATATGAAAAAATGTTAAAGAGTATGCCAGACGATATTGATTGGATTGAATTGTCTAAATACGAACAGGAAGATCATACAAGAGGTTCTCAAGAATATGCTTGTACGGGTGATAAGTGTGAGATTGTGGATGTTCAATAATGGTAGAAATAATAGATAATTTTTTAAGTGAAAAAGAATTTACAAATATTCAAGAAGTGATGTTGGGATCATATTTTCCTTGGTATTATAATAGTTCAACATCATATCTTGGTGGTGAATCACACGATTGGATTGAACCACAACAAGAATTTGATCTTTATGATTTCCAATTTATTCATAATTTTTATTTATTAAATAACTTGTATGGTTATCAGGATATATGTAGTCCTTATACAGAACTTATTCATCCTATTTTAAAAAAATTAAATAGTTTTAGTTTACTTAGGGCAAAGGCAAATTTAAGAACTATATATAAAGAGAACCAAGATAATCATCCAATTTATTATCATAGAGATTATGACATTGATTGTACTACTGCTATTTTTTATATTAATACTAATAATGGTTATACGATTTTTAAAGATACGAAACAAAAAGTAGAATGTGTTGCCAATAGAATGATTAAGTTTGATGGTAAATTAAAACATGCTGGTATAAGTTCTACTGATAAAAAACAACGTATTGTTATTAACTTTAATTACATAGAGAATTAATATGGATGAAGTAGAAAAAAGATTTGCATGTGATGAATGTGGACATACGTTTTGTATGGAATGTGAAGAAGATATGGTTCCTAAATTTTGTCCGTTTTGTTCACAACCGGTTTTTGTACATGAAGAAACTCGTATAGAATGGGATGATGATAATTATCCATTTGGAGATTAATGACAAGTAAATCTAAAATAAAAGGTAAAAGTTGGGAACGTGATGTTTGCAATTTTCTGACAGAATTATATAATGATTCATTCATAAGAGTACCGAATAGTGGTGCTTATGTTGGTGGAAAGAATGAATACAGGCGAGAACATCTTACGGAAGAACAAATAAAGTTATCCAGAGGTGATATAATACCACCTGTTAAGTTTCCATATTTTCTTGCTGAGTGTAAAAATTATGCAGACTTTCCTTTCCATCAATTACTAGCAAAAAATTCTATATCACAATTAGATAACTGGATAGAACAAGTTGAACATGATGTTACAACTGTTGATGATTTGTGGTTGTTGTTTATTAAGATAACAAGAAAAGGAACATACGTTTTATTTAATACAAATTTATATGATCCTTATGTTCATAATATTGTATCAGCAAATTTACCATATGGTGCGAAGTACAGAAATTATTGGTTTACTGAAATGAATCATTTCTTTAATATACATAAAGATAAGCTTGAAGTGAGGTGGAAGAATGGCAGAGAAGCCGAAAAAGTATAATATAGCATTTAATGGTTTTGGAAGAATTGGTAGAAACTTAGTAAGAAAATTAATTAAAGACGATAGATATAATATTGTTGCGATTAATGCGAAAACTACTGTTGATGTAAGAGCGCATTTATTTAAATATGATTCGGTTCATGGTAAGTATCAGGGTGAAGTTAGTTATGAATTAAATGATTTAAAAATTGATGGTCATACAATTCCAAACTTTTCGAGAAAAACACCTTCCAAATTACCTTGGGATGAATTAGAAGTAGATTTTGTTATTGATTCATCTGGTAAGTTTACAGATTATCATTCATTACATGGACATATAGAAGCTGGTGCAAAGAATGTTATTGTAACATCACCCGCTAAAGATGTAGATGCTACATTAATTTATGGTGTTAATGAAACAGAGTATAAACCAAAAGATCATAATATTATTTCAGCATCATCTTGTACTACTACCTGTTTAACACCAATCTTAAAAGTATTACTGAAAAATTATGGTATTAAACACGGTACAATGACAACAGTTCATTCATTTACAATGGGACAAGCATTACTTGATTCTTCTCATCCTGATCTAAGACGAGCTAGATCAGCAACTATGTCAATTATTCCAACGACAACAGGAGCTGCTAAAAATGTAGGTCTTGTTATTCCAGAATTAGATGGTAAATTAGATGGACTTGCAATTAGAGTTCCGGTACCAAATGTATCTCTTTTAGATTTATCTATTGAATTGGAAACAGATACAACAAAAGAAGATATTATTGAAGTTTTTGAAAAAGAAAAGAAAATGAATGGGATATTGTGTGTTACATATGAACCATTAGTATCAGTAGACTTTATTGGTGATTCTTGTTCTGCTATAGTTGATTCTCTTTCTACAAAAATGGTTAATAAGAGATTATTAAAACTCCTCGCTTTTTATGATAATGAGTATGGTTATTGTTGTCGGGTTCTGGATTTGCTGCAATATATCTCCAAGAAGATACCACAGTCTAAAGAACAGTAAACAAAGGGTTTGTAAGTCCTTTGTTTACAGTAACTTACACCAATATACTATAAGTCCTTTAAAAACAACCACTTACAGTCTTTTTTTTCCCTTGTAATCTATTAGTCAATTTGATATAATATTAGTACAATATATAATGAAAAGGAGTTATATGGCGACTTGTATTTTTTGCGGAAATAATTATAGTATAGAAAGAAAAAAAATTGGTTATAGAAGTTGTTTGTCATGCGGAGATAAGACAGCTGATAAACAAATCAAAGAAAAAGCAAGTAGATGTATGCCAGCTTTTAATAAAGGTGGTTATCAATATGTTCAAGATGTTAAAACAATTTTAAACTATAAAGGAAAAAGAAAATGAGTATTTGGGAAGATGAATTTGAAGAATATGAAATGGATAAAGCTGATTTTGAAGCATGGTTGGATTCTTTAGAAGGTGAAGGAACTGACGAAGAAAAGTATAATCGTTATATGAAAGAACAGGAAGATGCTCGTATTGATAAAGAATGGGAAGAAAGACAGAGTGTTGAATATCCAGAATGGATGATTACGACATCAAATTATTCAATGACAATTTCTAATAATTGAGGTTTACAATGAAGTGGTTGAAGGAAGATTGGAAATATAATAGATTCCGTTTAGTTTGTGAAACATTAGGATCATTATGTTTTATTAGTATTTATATTTTATTAGCATGGTATGGTGATTCAGCAAGTGTATTGACTATTTTTATGATTCAGATTGTAGGGTCTATATTACATATCATTAATGCTTATTTAAGAACTAGTATAAACTTAATTGTTTTAAATTCTATTGTAATAGCAATTGCCATAGTTGGTATAATAAGGATGATATAAGAATGAAAAAAGTATATGATTTGATGTTATGTGATGATGGTGTTAGTCGAGCAGTTGAAATTGTTAATGGTGTAAAGGTGGATCCTTCTTTAAATAAACCTAAAGAAAAAGAAAAAAAGGAAGAAAAACCTAAACCTGTAATTAATATTCAAGATAGAATACAAGGTAAAGTTGAAGATTATATTTCTGCTATTGAAGGTAAAGTTGATGATTTTATAGATAGTAATTATAAAGTTAAATATGAACCTTATAATCATCTTTTAGAAATTGGTTGTAAAGCCGTTCATGCACGAAAAATGAGACCTTTTTATGTAGATTGTTATAATGAATTAGTAGATGTATATAATAAAGATGATGAATATTATATGGAATCTTGGAGCCATCTTAAACCAAAGTATCATAAAGTTATGATGGATTTTTATGCTACTATTGTAGATGATTTAGATAGAATTATTAAAAATTCTACTGCTCAGAGAAAACCTAGAAAGAAGAAAACTCTTTCTGCAACAAGATTAGTTAATAAATTAAAATATCAAGAAGAATTTACTGATCTTAAATTGGTTAGTATTAATCCAGAGAAAATTGTTGGTGCAAGTGAACTCTGGATTTATAATACTAGATATAAAACTCTTGGTGTATATTATTCAGTTAATTCTGTTAGAGGTTTATCTGTTAAGGGTTGTACTATCCAACACTTTGACGAGGATAAATCAATACAAAAAACTGCTAGAAAACCTCAAGAAGTACTTGAGAGTTTAAATAAACGCTCTTTGAAAAAGCAGTTGAAAAATATGAAAACTAAAGAGCAATCTTTGACAGGTCGTATTAATGGCCAAACTATATTATTAGGAGTATTCTAATGTTAAAAAATATTATTATTTTGTTTTTAATTTATCTTTTATGTTCTTTGTTGTTTCAGAATAAAAAGAATGTTGATATTTTAGTAGAAGATTTAGCTACAACAAAAGAAAAAGTAATTGATGGAGCTGATTATGTTAAAGAAACTTTTGAAGAAAAATTTTCAAAAGAAGAACCTATGATTAAGTTTGAAGGATCTAAGTCTAATCATATTAAGGAGGATACATTTTTAAATGATTTGAAACAACAGATTCAAGAGGAGACTTTTTTAAATGAAAAGTAAATTTATCGAAGCTCATTTAAAAGTCGCAAAGGTTTATGGAGAGTTATCGTCTGCTACAAGATTGAAAGTTGGTTGTATTATTGTCAAGGATGATAGAATTATTTCTATTGGTTATAATGGTATGCCAAGTGGTGCTTCAAATGTTTGTGAGAAAAATGGTGAAACTAAACCAGAAGTTCTCCATGCAGAAGCAAATGCGATAACTAAATTAGCTAAATCGACTGAATCTTGTGATGGTGCATATATGTTTACAACATATGCACCTTGTTTAGAATGTGCTAAATTAATTTATCAATCAGGTATTAAAGAACTTCATTATGAATATGGATATAAAAATGAAGATGGAGTTAATTTATTAAAAGATCATTGGAGAAAATTTGACGGACAGCATGTTTATAAGCACGGAAATGATTTAGATAAATGGGTTGACGATCAGCAATTATTACCTTTTTCAACTTAGGAGTTATTATGAAAAGAGACACTTTGATTAAAAATTTACAGAAAAAAGTTATGAGAATTACATTTACGAAAGTAAATGGTGATGAAAGAGTAATGGATTGTACTTTACAAGAGCATATGCTTCCTGAGACAAAGGAAAGCAATCGAAAACAAAATGAAGCAGTTTTACCTGTTTTTGATATTGATAAAGGAGAATGGCGATCATTTCGTATGGATTCAATAGTTAAAGTGGAAGCTTTAGAATATGAAGATTATGGGGTACTATGATTTTATTAGATTTTTCAAATATAATAGTTGGTAGTATTATGGTATCTTCAAGGGTGCCAAATGAAGAAAGATTTTCAGAGGATTTTATACGTCATTTAGTACTTAATAGTATTAGATCATATCGAAAGAAATATCATAAAAAATATGGTGAAATGGTCATTTGTACAGATCATTTATATAGTTGGAGAAAAGAAGTTTTTCCTTTTTATAAAGCTCATAGAAAGGTTCAGAGAGAAAAACAGGCTCAGAAAGAAGGAGTAGATTGGGGATCATTATTTGAGATTATTGACAAAATTAAACACGAATTAGAAGAATTTTTCCCCTATAAAGTTATAAAAGTCCCTCATGCCGAGGGAGATGATGTTATTGCTGTACTCGCAAAACACGCAAAAGAACCCTCATTAATCGTTTCTAGCGATAAAGACTTTAATCAGTTGTATAAATATAAGGTTATAAGACAATTCTCACCTATTAAACAAAAGATGATGAATGGTATCAATCCTGATACTTATTTGAAAGAGCATATTATCAGGGGTGATAAAGGTGATGGTATTCCTAATATTTTATCAGATGATAATTGTATAGTTGAGGGTGTTAGACAAAAACCTATTTCAAAAAAGAAAGTAGAAACTTGGATTAATGATGATTTGTCCGGATCGTATCATTGGGACAGAAATCAACAATTAATTGATTTTGATTTTATCCCTGTTTCTATTCAGCAAGATATAGTTTCTGAATATCAAAAAACTATTCCTTCTAATAGAAGAAGTGGTTTATTAAATTATTTTGTAAAGAATAGGTTGAAAATGTTAATTGAACATATAGGAGATTTTTAATGGGTTATACTGAGCAGATAGGTGAAATATTTGAAAAATTAGATCAAGCTAAATCAAGGAAAGATAAAAAAGATATATTAGAAAAAAATAAAGATACACCTGTTTTGAGATACTTGTTGCGCGGAATTTTTGATCCGAAGGTACAATATATAATAGATGATACTCCTGATTATACTCCTAGTGATTTACCTTATGGAGAAGCAGAAAATACTTTGTTTTTAGAAATTCCAAAATGTTCTATTTTTGTTAAAGGAAATCCTAAAGCAAATAATATTCCTTTATCAAAAGCTAAACAAATTTTAATTCAAATTTTAGAAACTTTACATGCTACTGAAGCTTCATTATATATGCAAATGTTAAAAAAGAAAACTAAAATAAAAGGTTTAACATCAAAACTTGTATTAGAAGTATTTCCAAATATGTATAAAGAAGGAGGCTAATTATGGTAACCGTATCTGCTAAACAAGATAGTGGTGAATTTCTCAAGACTAATGTTTCAGTAAAGTCTGGTAGAAAGAAAGCATATGATAATGATGCCTATGTTGTAGAGGCTTTTAAAAATAATTATATTAAAGTGAATTTGGATGATGAGGACGATCATTATTTTAAATTAAATTGGAATGGTTCTGCTTATGAAGGAACTTTTTTTGGTACAACAATAACTTCAAGTTATGTTGTGGAAAGAGATTTTAAAGCAGAATTAACATTTCAAGGTGAAAGAAAGGAAGTTGGAGAAGTAGTAACTGCTTTGAGATCCAAAGGTGGCCGCCCCAATCGCTATCAAGAATAAAAAGGAGATCATCTATGTATGTTTCAAAAGAAAATCCTGTTATTAAGGAGATTCGTAATTATGAAACAAATTTAAACTTGGCATACAAAAAGAACAAGATAGGTGAGAAAAGATATTTGAAAAACTTTTTTCCAACGAAACATTTAATTACTCGTTGGTTTAATATATTTAATGAAGAAATATTTAATAATGAAATTTATCCGTTTTATGATATAGAGATTAAACAGAAAAAAGGATGTCATGCAGAACATATTCCTTTTGAAGAACATGATGGAAAGGTATATGCTATTCTTTCTATTTCCGATCGGTTTATTAATAAGAATGAATTTTTATTTACATTAGCACATGAGATGGTTCATCAATGGCAATGGATGTATTTATATAAATCAGATCATGGTGAATCATTTTGGAAATGGAAATCAAGATTATCAAAATTTGAAATTCCTTTAGGAGTAAGTATCTAATGCCAGTATATAATTTTGAATGTACTAAATGTGAAAATGTATTTGAATCATTTCATACGATTGCGAATATGGATGATCCATTAAAGATGCCTTGTCCATCTTGTTTGAAAAATGGTTATATGATAAGACTAATAGGTACGCCAAGTTTAGGTGAACCTCAATTTTTAGAATCAACACCGGGTAGACCAAAACCATCTGAAAGTTTTAATGATGTTTTAAGAAATATGAATCATACTATTCCTGGTGCTAATATTAAGGTAAGAGAATGAAAAAAATAATTTTTATATGTGTATTATCATTATTTATTATGGGTTCTGGTCCTTTAGCACCTGAATTAGGAATTTATGGTAATGGCCAAGGCAAAGAAAAACCAACTCCAGAGAAAACAATTCCATTAGCTGATATTTTAGTGTATTGTAATACACCAGAATTTATCAAAAAGATGGCAGAAAATGATTATATGTTGGGGGTAGCTGCTAGTGGTACTATCAATGACGATAGACACAAAACATTACTTTCTATGCAGTTACTGATGAATCCGAATAATAAACAATGGGCTATTATTTTTAATTATAAAAAAGGAAATCTTTCATGCATAATCGGAGGAAATCGGATTAAGTTATATACGCCGGAGGATCAAATATGAAAAATAAAATTTTTAGTTTGTTAGTAGTTTGTCTAGTTTCACTTACTTTTGGTTGTGTTATGTCTACAACCGCAGCTTTAACTACTGCTGGGGGTGCGGCTATGACAAAAGTAATTGAACACCGAGCAGGATATGGTATGCGAGATCCGCATACAGTTATAGAAAGAGTAATGCCTTCAGTTGTTACAATTATCTCTGAACTTCCTAAGATAGAAACAAATAATCCTAGAAACAGATTTATGAAACCAAATGAGCTGAAAGAACAACGACAACAATTACCTAATAGAGAAAATAATCAATTTCAATCTGGTACTGGTTTTGTTATCCATGAAGATGGAACAGTTATTACCAATTTTCATGTAGTAGCTAATGTTGTAAATAATAATGGTAAGGGAAAATTTCAAGTATTTTTTAGTAATGATGCTGTTTATCCTGCAGAAATTTTTAATTATGATAAAACATCTGATATAGCAATTCTAAAAATAAAACATGATCCTGAGGTAAAATTTCCAGCACTTAAATGGGGACCTAAACCTAAGTTGGGAGGTCATGCAATTGTTATTGGATCACCAATTGGATTAGATTTTAGTGTTTCTTTTGGTATTGTTTCTGCTATTGATAGAATTATTCCAAAAGCTAGTCCTCCTTTTGTTCCTTATATTCAAACTGATGCTTCTATGAATAGAGGAAATTCTGGTGGACCTTTATTTGATGCGAAAGGTAGGGTTATAGGAATTAATACTTTAATATTAACTCCACCAAGCAGACAAGGGGTTGATATTGGAAGTGTCGGTCTTGGTTTTGCTATTGATGGAACATACGCACAAGATATTATAAATAGGTTACAAGATGGTAATAAAATTATATGGAGTTATTTAGGTATTCATTATCGTTTATTAAATTATGAAGAAACACAAAATAATAATTTACCATTTGGATCTAATATAGTTGTTGTAAAAGTTACAGATAAAGGTCCAGCAAATGGTTTATTAAAAGAAAATGATATTATTCAAAAAATGGATGGAAATATAGTTACTCATAAATTATTCGCTTCTATGATTGCACGTTTAAAACCTGGAAGTAAAATTAATTTAGATATTCTTAGAAATAAACAACCTTTGAATATTGATATAGTTTTAGAAGAAAGACCTGTTGCTTAAATAAAAGGAGAAGGTATGAGTAAAGAAAAGATTGTTTTATGTGAAGATTTAGCAGACATCATGCCTCCAGAATATCAAGAGTTGGTTGAAGAATCTACTTTTGGTAAAGTAGATCGTGGTTGGAAAGATATAGGTTCTTCAAAAGAATTAATTGAACAACATTCTTTATGTGCTGGTTGTCCAGAGTCTATCGCATTTCGATATATTCTCGCAAGTCTCCCTGCACCAGAGGATACAGTTTTTGTCGGTTCTACGGGTTGTACTAGTTTAGTTTTTCCTCATGTTGCAGTACACAATATTCATTCTTTGTTTGGTAATCAGAATGCTATTGCATCTGGTTTAAAAAGAGCCTTGAAGTGTCGTTTTCCAGATAGAGAAAAAGACGTAGTTGTACTTGCTGGTGATGGTGCTACAGTTGATATTGGTTTAGATATGACTATGCAATCTTGGTTCAGACAAGAAAACTTTACTACCATTTGTTTTGATAATGAACTTTATGCAAATACGGGTGGGCAAGAGTCTGGTCTTATGCAAAAAGGATTCGTTGCAAAGATGGCACCGAAGGGTAAGAAGTTTGAAAAAGTAAGACTAGTTGAAATTGCAAAAGAAGCTGGTTGTGCCTATGCAACAATGTTGACTGTAAGTAAACCAAATAGAGTAGAAGAAGTTATACAGAACGCAGTTCATATTGCAAGAGAAGTCGGTCCTACATTTGTCCAACTTTATACTCCATGTATTCTTGAGATTGGTAAACAATCAATGGAAGGATTGGATGAAATGAAAGACTCTGAACAAATTGGTGGAAGATTTGTTACTAGAACATATGTAACAGATGAAGCACAAGCAGTAATTGATAGATTGAAACAAGAAAAGAAAGAACGTAAGAAAGCTGCTAAGAAACTTAAACCTAAAAAAGAAATGGTGCCTGCATAATGAGTTTAGAAACTTTAAGACCATCTCCCGCTATGAGGGAGTTTTTACCAGTTGAGTATAAAGATTTAGTAGAACACGGTCCTTATACGAATAGAAATGGGTCTGATACACAGACTGTAAAAGTCAAAGATATGGGTAAGTTCAAAGAAGTTATTGAAGAACATCCCATGTGTGCAGGATGTGCTATGACACTTTTTATTCGTCTTGCATATATCGGTATGCCTAATCCTGAACATACGATTGTTGTTGGAACAGCTGGTTGTGGAAGGTTAGCCATATCCCAAGCTTCTGTACCTTTTATCTATGGTAATTATGGTGATACTAATGCTGTTGCATCTGGATTAAAACGTGGTTTAGAAGTTCGTTATCCGAATCAATATAAAGATGTTGTAGTAATGGCTGGTGATGGAGGATTAATTGATATTGGTTTTCAAGGATTGATGCACAGTTGGTTTCGTAGAGAAAAGTTTACGACTATCATGCTTGACAATGAAGTGTATGGTAATACTGGTGGGCAAGAAAGTGGAATGACGAATCAAGGTAAAGTTCTCAAGATGGCACCTCGTGGTAAGTTCGGAGAGAAAGTAGATGCACTTGGATTAGCAAAAGTTGCTAAAGTAGATTATATTGCACGATTAGCACCAACTAATCCTGCTCGTGTTGCAAGAACTGTTCGCCGTGCTATCATGGTTGCCAGAGAAGTGGGATCTGCTTATGTTCAAGCATATACATCTTGTAATATTGAATATTCTATTCCTACACCATTAGTTATGCAAGATGCTTTTGACATAGAAAAAGAAAGATATGGTTTTGAAGAAATTATATCTGATCGTGCAAAAGAGTATTTGCGTGATAAAGGAGAAAAAATAAAATGAATGATGTAGAAAAGTATGAAGCAATAGAAGCATTGTTTGAAGAACATCTCAGACCTGCATTGGCAGCTGATGGAGGATCCGTAGAGGTGGATTTGGTTAGAGGTAATGAAGTTATAATTAGTTTTCAAGGAGCTTGTGGTTCGTGTCCATCATCTGCTGGAGCAACACTTGCAGGAATAGAACGTACAATACGACAACGCGTTTTTCCTGAAGCTGTTGTTATACCTACTAATGCCTATGGTATGAACACACAAGATGAAACCGAAGAAATGAATAGTCGTTTTGGTACAGAACATCCGTTTGGTGGCGAAACATATGCTGAACAAATTGCAAAGAGAACAAAAAAATCACCATTAACAACAAATTGAAGCGAGGAAAAATAAATAATGATAAAAGTAGATGTGCATGATAACAGAAACAAACTTGAAGCTAAATCAGAATACGGACAAGTAGAAGAACTTAAAATAGAAATAAGAAAACATCATGTATTACCTGATGTTTTTATTTTAGATTTAGTAATGGATGTTGATGGTGAAAAAATTATGGTACAGACTCAACATCAAAGTGGTGATGAAGCTTTCCAAAAATTTTCAAGAGATGCTCTTAAATTAGGTAAAACTTTGTCTAAAGATGTTACATTTCTTGGAAGGCCAAAGAAATATGAATAAAGAAACTTTAATACCAATAATACTTGGAGTTGCATTGTCTGGCCTTGGAACTTTAATGTCGTTTGCATATGATTCAATAGATGAATTACATGACGAGGTAGTGAATCATAGAGTGTTACTATCTAAGTTAATATCACCTGACGGAGTGATTATACAATCACCAACATCTGCAACTTCAAAATCTGCTTTAAAAGATGAGATTTATCAGTTAAAGAGTAAAATTGCAGTTATTGAAAAACAAATAGAATATCTTGAAAAGGAGAAATAATAATGGCAACAATAATTACAGATGAATGTATTAATTGTGCAGTTTGTGAGCCCGAGTGCCCCAATGAAGCAATTGATGATGGTTCAGGAGAAGGATTAGATTATTATTATATTGACCCTGATCTTTGTACTGAGTGTGTAGGATTTCATGGTGAAGAAGCATGTCAGGAAGTATGTCCTGTTGACTGTTGTATACCTGATGAAGATATTAGAGAATCAGAGGAAGAACTCTTGGAAAAAGCAAAGAAAATTCATCCAGATCAAGAGTTTCCATTACTAGAAGAATTGACAAACAAGACTTCTATATTTAGAAACCCCGATAGAAAGAACGCAAATCTATGAACGAAATTGTTACAATTACAGATGCAGCAAAAAAACAAATTTTAAGTTCTATGGAAGAACCCGGAGATAATTTACGTCTTGCTGTAAAAGGTGGTGGATGTTCTGGTATGTCTTATGAATTGTTTGGTGAAGCACCCGAGGATGTTCAGGATATAGATACTGTTATACCACATGAAGGATTTAATGTGGTTATAGATCAAAAAAGTATTATATATCTAAAAGGTATTGAGTTAGATTTTGAGGGTGGTCTGGAAGGAAAGGGATTTACCTTTAAAAATCCACTTGCTACTTCAACTTGTGGTTGTGGTGAAAGTTTTAGTGTAACATGAAAACACTTAAAGAGTTTATTGAAAATCCAGAAATATATTGTGATATGGATGGTGTTTTAGTAGATTTATATGGTGGTATTAAAAAACATTTAAGGGTTACTAAATTAAATCAGGGGATAATGGACGATTTCTTTAATAGTGATGCTGGTAGAAGTAGTGAATTTTGGGCAAATTGTCCTTGGGAATCTGGTGGAAAACAATTATGGAAAGCTATAAAAGATTTTAATACAAATATTCTTTCTGCGTGTCCATCTGTTTGTAATGAAGATAGAAAAGTTATTAAAGGTAAAACTCAATGGTGTCAAAAGAATTTAAAAATAAATCCTCGTAAAGTTTACATTGTACAACGTAGAGAAAAACAAAATTTTGCAAAAGACAATAAGATTTTAATTGATGATAGAGAAAAGAATATAAGAGAATGGGAATCTTCTGGAGGAATAGGGATTCTTCATAAGAATTATAATAATACGGTTAAACAATTAAAAGGCATAATAAAATAATTATTTAAAAAAACTGGGTAACCTGGTGAGTGAAGATTCCCCTAGTCCATCCAGTATTAACAGACTAGCCATCATGTTATTTTTGCTACCTAGTGATGGCTAGTCTGGCCCTAATGTTTGAAAACTGATAATTAATATAATGGAGTGAATATATTATGAAAACAGTATTTAAAAAAGCTGGTGATGTAATTTTAAAAGAAGGTGAAGAATCGACTGATGCATATATTATTTTAAAAGGTGAAGTAGATATTATTAAGAATAAAAAAGTAATAGCCACTTTAACAGAAAATTCTCTTTTTGGAGAGATTGGTCTGGTAGATCAGAGACCTAGAACTGCTACTTGTGTAGCAAAAACTGGATGTACTCTTGGTACTGTAACGAGAGAAAATTATACGAAACTCCTCGAACACAGACCCAAAGCCGTACTTCCTATATTGAGATTGGTTGCAGATAGAATGAGAAATCTAATGTCATTTGTCGAAGGATTGACTTATCAGGATAACAAATGAGATGAAAAAATTTGTTCATAGAAATGATATTGGTGATTTTGAAATACCAGAAAGAGTGGAAAAAGACGGCAAGAGATATTATGTAACTCCTGATGGAAACTCATACCCAAGTATCACATCTATATTAGCTCAACAAGAAAATCTTGGATTAAAAGCATGGAAAGAAAAAGTTGGTGAGGAAGAAGCCAAACGTATTTCTAAAGAATCTGCAAGAATTGGAACAGCTGTACATCAAATGGCAGAGTTTTATCTATCTAATTATGTAGTTAAGTTGGATAAAGAAGAAAAGAAGATAATAGATACATTTAATCGTTTACGCTTCTTACTTGGTAATATAAATAATATAGTAGGTTTAGAAGTTCCATTGTTTTCTGATTTATTGCGTGTTGCGGGAACTTGTGATTGTATAGCTGATTATAATAATCGGTTGTCGATTATAGATTTTAAAACATCACGAAAACCAAAGAAGGAAGAATGGATAGACGATTATTTTATGCAAACATTTGCTTATAAGTTGATGTTTGAAGAAATGACGGGAATAGAGATTCAACAAATAGTTATCTTGGTTGCTTGTACTGAAACTTTTGATGTTCAAGTATTCAAGAAACCAGCAAAAGATGCTGATGAGTGGTTGACAAAATTAATAAACATTATGAAAGTAAATCCACACATAACTGGTATGAAGCATCAACTATTATAAAGGAGAATTAAAATGGCAGAAGATTTTGATTTATCTAGTGTAGATGATATAGATATGAATTATGATTTTGGTTTTACTACTGTAGATGAAGATGAAGTACAGGAGTTTGAAACTGCTGTACAAGAAAAAGTTGCAAAAGCTGTTGGCCATGAATCTGGTGCATTGGAAAGTAAAATTGATGAACTGATTAAGATGCGTAAAGACGATAACAGTTATCAAGTTTTATTTGAAAAACGTAAGTCAGAATTAGAAGATGTATATAAAGAACAAATGAAAAAACTTGAAAAATTAGTATTACCATTGTTATATAATCTTATGAAAAATCCAGAGAATGAATATATTAAGTGGCCGAATAGAACTACGATAGTGCAAAAACAAATTAATAAAATTGTAGCTATTACCCGAGGAGTTTAATTTTATAATAAGGAGATTTATTATGTCTGTTATTTTAGGAATTGTTGGAATTGTATATGGTGCATTTATTGTTGAGCCAGATTGGTTTGATGATTCACTTCATGTTGCGAAGGCAAAATATGAAACACTAAAAGAATGTGAGTCAGCAAAAAAAGGTCAAGAATTTTGTGTTGGTAGTACACCATCTTTTTTATATGTAAAAAAAGGAGAGTGATATGATTTATAAGAATTTTATGGGTGGTGTGTGGATGGAAACCGCTTCTGAAAAAACTTTCAAGTCCTTCAATCCCGCACATACAGGACAAGAAGTTGGAGAATTTCAAGATTCCAATGAACTTGACATTAATCAGGCAGTAGCTTTTGCAAAAGATTCATTTAAGATGTGGAAGAATACACCAGCACCAAAACGTGCTGAGATTCTTTTCAAAGCGGCACAAATTATGGAACGTGATAAAGAGTGTATTGCAAAAGGTATGACACAAGAGATGGGTAAGATTATTGCTGAAACCCGTGGTGATGTTCAAGAAGCAATTGATATGGCATATTATGCGGCTGGTGAGGGCAGACGTATGGCAGGTGAAACAAATCCATCTGAATTGAAAGATAAGATGGTAATGACTATTCGACAACCGATTGGTGTTATTGGTGCGATCACACCTTGGAATTTTCCAATAGCAATACCATCATGGAAAGCATTCCCAGCATTAGTAGCTGGTAACACAATGGTTATGAAACCAGCAGAAGATACTTCTTGGTCTGTTATTAAATTAGCAGAAATTTTTATTGAAGCTGGATTACCACCGGGTGTATTTAATGTTGTAACCGGTTTTGGTCCAACTGCGGGTATGCCTTTAGTTCAACATCCAGATGTTAAGATGATTTCGTTTACTGGATCCACTGCTACTGGTCAGTTAGTAGCAACAGCTTGTGCTGTAGATAATAAACCGTATTCTCTTGAAATGGGAGGAAAGAATGGTATTATTGTAGATCAAGATGCAGACCTTGATCTTGCAGTTGAAGGTGTTGCTTTTGGAGCATTTGGTACTACTGGTCAAAGATGTACTGCTTGTTCAAGAGTTTTTATACATGAAGATGTTAAAGAAGAATTTACAGAAAAATTATTGAAGAAAACACAATCTTTATTTATTGGTGATGGATTAGATGAAACAGTTAATATGGGTCCGTTGATAAATCAAAAAGCGGTCGATAAAGTAACTAAGTATGTTGAAGAAGCAAAGGCACGTGGTTTATCAATCCTTTGCGGAGGAAAGAAACTTCAAGAACCAACTGATAATACTTATGGTTACTTTTTTGAACCAACTATTTTTGATATGGTAGATATTAATGATCCATTAATGCAAGAAGAAATATTTGGACCTGTAGTTGCATTAAATACTTTTACAAATCAAAATGAAGCAATTTGGCAAATTAATAATACACCATATGGTTTAAGTGCTGCTTTATATAGTAGTGATATTAATTTTGCTATGAGAGCATTTCAAGAAATAGAAACGGGTCTTGTATATGTTAATGCTTCCTGTATAGGTGCAGAGGTACATCTTCCTTTCGGAGGATTAAAAGGAACTGGAAATGGTCATAGGGATGCAGGACAGACTATGTTGGATAATTGTACTGAATGGAAAGTGTGTTCAGTAGATTTTTCCGGGCGTATACAAAAGGCTCAAATTGATCCCTAAAGGAGGCTAAATGTTTACTAATGACTATATTAAAAGATGCTATCGAGTCTTTTAAAAAATTCGATACATATAAAGAACCATCATCTATACATTGGTTTGTGTGGTTAATAGAAAATCCTAAATCACCAATTAGTTTAACAGGTGCAATTGATTTATATAACCATGATATTATTCATATCTTATTAGGTAGAGGTATGGATGTTAAAGATGAAGCTTTGGTTATAGGATTCACTATGGGGAATAGTGAATATACCAACAGTCTTGTTAAATGGTTATTTTTACTTTGTGCAAGATGTTTATATCCGAAAGGATATAGATTTAGTAGTGTAGAAACCGCGGAATTTAATCGTGGTTATTCTTACGGATTAACAAGACGTAAAAGAAATATTCATCTGGAACATTTTGACATTAGGGAAGATGTTTCAGATATTAGAAGAAGGTTTGGTATTAATCACATTGACCTCAGAGATTACCCTAATTTATCTACATTTTAATGCTTAAAACTCTATATTTTACAATGACTTACCTCTAAATAGTGATAAACCCTTTAAAATCAATAACTTAGAGACAAACTTTTCCCTTGTATTGGAGGGATTAGTTTGTTATAATAATAGTATGTTAATTAATAATACACATAGAACAGGAATGAGTTCTTTATATGGTAATACCAGAAAAATTCAACCTGCGACAAAGACTGAATTTATGAAAAATAATATTTATTATGATTTTATGTTTTCTAAACCAGAAAAAGATAAAAAATTTGATACTATTCTTTGTTATTGTCCAGCTTGTAAAGAAAGGATAGAAGTTAAAATTTATTATAATGAAGGTAGTAATGATTGTTTTCAATTAGTTAATATTCCAGAAAGATTATCTGTGAAAATGGATGAAAGAAAATTGTATTGTGAAAAATGTAAAAATACAATTATATTGGAGAAACAATCTAAAACAATTAATAGTACTTTTTTGTTAAAATTAGATTGTTCTGAGATGCAACCTGGAATGGAATCATGGTATGAAGATTCTATCCCAAAACATAGAGAAGGGGAGTATGAGTTATGAAAAAATTTATTATGATTATTATGATGATGTTGTTTGGAGCATGTGCAAGTGTTCCAGAAGTCCCGGAAAAACCTAAAGCATTAGTTAAGTATGATCCACCAAAATGGGTTATTCAAGGTGGTGGAGCTTATACTGATGATTATGGCAAAGCATTTTATGGTGTTGGTTCTGCTACTGGAATCAGAAATTATTCTTTGCAGAGGGTTGTTGCTGATGATCGTGCTAGAAATGATTTAGCAAAAACTTTTGAATTTTTTACAAAATCTTTAGCTAAAGATTATCAGGCTCATACTACTGCAGGCGATTTTTCTGTTTCATCTGAGGAACAGGATACTGAAGCAGCTATTAAAACTGTAACGGCAAATGTTTTGCGTGGAGTTATTATTGTAGATCATTATGAAATACCTCAAAGGCGTGAACTTTTATCTCTTGCACGTTTAGATTATGATGCATTTAAACGTAATGTAGATCGTGTTGAAAGTTTTCAACAATTGCCAAAGCAGTTACAAAAAGATATAAAAGAACGTGCTGAAAAACTCCATCAAGAAATGGAGGTAGAAACAAAAAAGTTAAAAAATGGTCGTAATTTATGGGCTGAAGAAGATCAAGAATATTAAAAGGGGAATATATTATGCATATCTTTTGGATAGTGTATTTTGTAATGATAGGTTACGCACATGCCAATTCAGCACAAGCTGTTGAATTAAATAATGTGCAAACTGTTGTCCGCTCCCCGAAACCACCCAGCTGGGTATTGGGTCAAGAACACAAAAATTTTACTTCTTCCCGATACCTAGTTGGTGTTGGTTTTTCTTCAATGAATCCTGTAATGGCGAGTGAATCAGCAAGAGCAGAGTTATCTAAAAATATTAGTTTTAAGATTAAATCTGTGATGAAAGATTACATGAGTACAGAAGGTTCATTAGCTGAAAGTTTTATTAAAACTGAAACTGATACTCTTTTAGAAGGTGTACAGATAAAAGATGGATGGTATGATCCAGAAAAGAATACTTTTTATTCTTTTGCTGTTGTTAAAAGAGAAGATGTTTTAAATACAGTTAGAGATCAAATAGAAGAAATAGAACATAATATTTCTTTAACTATGTCTCAAGCTGATTCTTTTTATGAGAAAGAATTATTTTTAAAAGCATTGGTTTATTATTATAATGGTTTTAATGAAAGTAATAAATTATTACCTTTAGTTAGAACATATAAAAGTGTTAGTTTATTGCCTGAGGTTCCACCTCTTTCAACTAATACTCCTGAACCTTCTACTTTTAAAAGAAAACTTCAAAATATTGTTGAACATATTCAGATTAATAAAATAGATAATTTGAATGAAATTGTTAGAACAAATAATGATGTTTCCTTTACAGTAAAGTTGACTGTTTTTGATAAAGCAATAAAAGATTTACCTATTATATTTCAAGGTAATGATTATAATTTATTTGCTAAAGTAAAAAGTGATGAACATGGAATTTGTCGTATTAAGACAAAAAGTTCTTCTATTATAAAGTTACATCAAGAGTTTGCTTATGTTAAAGCTAAAATTGATATGTTTACTCTTGCTAAACAATTTAATTATCGTCTTACAAAAAATTTATTTGGTCGCCTAGAAAATTTAAATGTTTCTTTTAAGAAACCTGTTCAAAGTAATGTAAAAGTTTGGTTGAACAGAACAGAATATAATGTAGGTGATAAGATGATAATTAATGTTGAAACGGATGAACCGGGTTATTTAGTATTGTATTCAACTGTACATGGTACTCTTACTAAAATTTTTCCTAATTCAAGAATGAAAGATAATTATATTCACGCTAATAGACTGTATAGTATTGGAGGTAGTGGATATGATTTTTATTATGAAGCTCGACCACCTTATGGAAAAGGTACTGTTAAGGTTATAATTTATAATAATAAAGAACAAGACCTTGAGAGAAGTCGAAGTTATTTTGATTATGTTGTTTTGAAAGGAGATTAAAATGTTAGAATTAATTGGAATAAGTGTTGGTGTTTGGTTATTTGTTGGTTATATTCTTAACCCATTATTGTAAGGAATTATAATGTACTTAGAACAATTCGATAAAGATTTAGCTATACAAGAACATTCAGCAAAGAATATTCTTGAAAATACACCTGAACTTGAAGGTTGGGTATATGAACCAACCTATGAAAGTACCAGAGTCTTGAAAAGATTTTTCCGTTCTGATACTTACATGGGAACTGTTGATATGATAAGTAAGATCGCTGGTATTTTCAAAGTATCGAAATACTATGGTAAGTTTATTATGCACGAAAATGGACTACTTGAAATTCACTTAGGAGAAGGAAGTATTATTACAATGGCAGATTTTAAAATGGCAAAAGAAGTTAATAAGTATATGAAACAATTTACTGCTGATATATTTCCTTTAAAGTCAAAATCTAATACTATTTAGGTATAATATTATGAATGATTTTTTTAGAGTTATCGGTGCAATATTCGTTTTTGGACTTGCTTTTTTCTATACTTTTTTATGTATTTTTATGCCGATTGGTGTTTGGTATTTAGTTATTAATCTTTAAAAAAGGAGTAAGTGGTGGTTTTTCCTATTTTTGGACTGGCTAATAAAGATGGTGAACCTTTAGTTATTGGTTTTGCTGGAAGTGCAAGAAGTGGTAAAGATACTGCTACAGAATATTTGTGTAAGCGTTATCGTTGTTTACATTATTCTTTTGCTAAACCTATTAAAGAAGCATGTAAAATTATGTTTCAATTAACTGATGAGCAAGAAAAGAATAAAGAAGAAATAATAGAACCTTGGGGATATTCTCCAAGAAAAATGTATCAGCATATAGGAACTGATATTGGTAGGTCTTTGGATCCTAATATTTGGGTAAAAAACGCTGAGATTTTTCGTAAAAAAAATATTGGTCGTACAGTTGTAATTAGTGATGTACGTTTTACGAATGAAGCTTTTTGGATTAGAAGTAAAGGTGGTGTAGTTATAAGAATCCATAGACCTAATAAAAAACAAATTAAAGAAAGTAGTCATGCTTCAGAACATGGCATGAAAGTTGGAGATTATGATTTTACTATTGTTAATGACGGTACTATTCAAGATTTGTATGACAAGTTAGATTTGTTTACAGATAATTCTATACACGGAATACCTAGTGTTGTATAAATATTATAATTGCTGTATAATCTTAGAGTGAAAGTTTTTTTGGACTCGGGTGCAATTCCCGACACCTCCACCAATTCCAATGGCCTACTATGAACGGTTTACCAAATTAAGGGGGGTGAAATAGTTTCGACAGGAGAATGGAAACTATAGGACAGCACGGAGAAGCATGATGGCTCCGTTATCAATTATGCATACTTTAAACGCTAACGATTACGAATTAGCGATGGCTGCATAGTCAGTCGGAGTCCGAGGGTACTTGGCAACAGAAACCCTCATCTTTTTCCTTGTATTTGTATTCTCATTATGTTATAATGAGATGTTTGTTATGATGAAATGAGTAAAATTTTCATCATGTATTTTAATCCTATATAGGAGATGTTTATGAGTACTATGAAGCGTGGTCAGCCTAAAGTTGGCCGAAGAAATGCTCGCAAAATGACTCGTCTTGAGTGTGAGCTAACAGATTTACCCCGGTGGGTTCAGATTTATACGAGCCCTGCTACTGGTGAAGTTGCGTTTAAGAACGCTGACATTGCTGGTGGTGCGAAGTCTGTTTATGCTATCCGAAAGAAACTTTCTAAGTTTTGGGGATAAGCATTAATTAAAAATAGGGACTCTTTATGAGTCCCTATTTTTTTTCTTTATAAATATTGTTATGAAATATATAAAACAAAAATTCAGCGAAGGAGGAGACTATGATTCGGAACCTCCTTCAGTATATAAAAAAGAGTAAATACTCAAAGATATTATTTAAAGTGTATATTGTTTGGTGTGTGATAGCAGATTTAACATTATTGGGTGGTATTGTTTGGGGTTTTATTTATTTTTGGTAGGTTAAAATGAAAAAATTTTTGATATGTATTTTTGTTATTGCAATGACTTTTCCTGTTTCATGTACTGTTAATTCTATTAGTAGTGCATTTGATAATAAAGTGTTTTTTGTACCTAATTTTTATAATTTCAAAAATGAAGTTAATTGTTTAGCTCAAAATGTTTATTTTGAAGCTAGAGATCAACCTACTAAAGGTCAAATTGCAGTTGCACTTGTTACGATAAATCGTGCAAAGAGTAAAAGATTTCCAAATACTATTTGTAAAGTTGTTCATCAAGCAAGTCGATATAGTAATGGTAAGTTAATTAAAAACAGGTGTCATTTTTCTTGGTTTTGTGATGGGTTATCTGATAAGCCAAAAGATAAGTTAGCTTGGAAAATATCTGTGTTAATTGCTAAAGCAATGTTGAAAAGAAATGATATGATAGAAGATTTTTTACATGGTTCTACGCATTATCATAGAAAAGACGTTAATCCCTATTGGAATAGAAAAATGATTCGAGTTACAACTATTGGAGATCATATATTCTGGAAGGATTACTTAAACGATTGACTACGTTGGAGGTACATAGAATGAGTAAAGATAAGAAACAGGATGTAACGCAGCCGTCAGTCGAAGAATGTGGTATATATCTTCTGATGGATGAGATTTCTGATGCTAGTTGTAAAGATGTTATTACTTTTATTATTTCAAAAAATGTTACAAAACCATATCCAAAATATTTACAGATTGTAATTAATTCTAGTGGTGGTGATTTACAATCTGCTTTTGCTGTTATAGATACAATGAGAGGTAGTGCAATACCTGTCCGTACAGTTGGATTAGGTTGTGTTGCTTCAGCTGCTGTAATGATTTTTATAGCTGGTGAACCCGGTCATAGAATATTGACACCAAATACTTCTATACTGTCTCATCAATATTCTTGGGGTACATATGGTAAAGAACATGAATTATTCAGTACAGTTAAAGAATATGAATTAACTACCGAAAGAATGGTTAATCATTATAAGAAATGTACAGGTTTAAGTGAAAAGAAAGTGAGAGAACATTTACTACCACCTCAAGATATTTGGTTGAGTGCTAATCAAGCTAAGAAACTTGGTATTTGTGATAGTGTTAGAACTACTTACTAAGGAGAACTAGAATGAAAATAACAATGAGCGATACTGTAATGAAAGATGGCAAAATTGTTAATATTGTAGGTAAAGAAGAAGAAAGTGAGCCTATAATTATTTCTGATGTGATTCCTATGTTTATTAAAGATGAAAATGGTAGGTGGATTAAAAATCCTGAGTATGTTGAATGTGATAATTAAATGACTATTGATTTAAATTTAACAATAGAAGAAATTGTTAAAACAAAAGAAATATCTTATATAGATGCTGTTTTGTTTCATGCTAAATCCATTGAGATTGAACCTGAAGGAATGGCAAAGATGTTGAATCAATCTATAAAAGATAAAATAGAAGTTGAAGCACAGGAGCTTCATCTGTTGAAAAAGACTGCTAAACTTCCTTTATAAGAATAGTAAGTCTTATATTATGATACAAAGTAATACAAATAATATAACGTAATAAGGAGTAATAAGTATGACAAGTTTTAAAGAAATGAAAAAGAACCGCATGGCTAATTTGGAATCTCTTTCCAAACAAGTCGAGAAACTCGCAGAAAAACCTTCCTATGAAGATGAACGGATCTGGAAACTAGAACGGGATAAGACCGGTAATGGTTATGCAGTAATTCGTTTCCTCCCTGCATCAGAGAATGAAGATGTACCTTGGGTTCGTGTTTGGACTCATGGTTTCAAAGGTCCCGGTGGTTGGTATATCGAAAACTCTTTGACAACTCTTGGCAAAGATGATCCTGTATCAAAAGCAAATACGGCTTTGTGGAACTCTGGTATTGATTCTGATAAGAATATAGCTAGAGATCGTAGACGTAAATTGAATTACTATTCAAACATCTATGTTGTCGAAGATAGTTTAAATTCTGAAAACGAAGGAAAAGTATTTTTGTTTCGTTACGGAAAGAAAATCTTTGAGAAGATTACTGGTGTTATGAATCCAGAATTTCAAGATGAAACTCCTATCAATCCTTTTGATTTGTGGGAAGGGGCAAACTTTAAATTGAAGATGCGTCAAGTAGATGGTTTTCCAAACTATGACAAATCTGAATTTACTGATGTTTGTCCTCTTGCAGAAGATGAAAAGAAACTGGAAGAAGTTTGGAAATCACAATATTCTTTAAGTGAAATTGTTGATGAAAAGAATTTCAAAAGTTATGCAGAACTTGAATCAAGATTCAATACTGTAATTGCACATGAAGGGAATGAGTTTGTTGGTACTATTGAAGAAAGTACTGAGGATCCTGTTGCAACAGGTGAAAAGGCTGATGAGACTTTGGATTACTTCAAGAAGTTAGCTGAGCAAGAGTAGTATAACTTTAACTTTAGTAAGGAGATTTATTATGAACAAGAAAGAAATGAAACAAGTTGTATATCCATTGACCGCTGAAGAATTTAAAGAAAGTGAGAAAATTACTTCTCAGGATGTTTTAGATTTGGTTAATGAAGCGGATATTGAAGTAGAGTAAGAGGAGAGGGACTTGGTTAATTCCAAGTCCCTTTTTTTAATGCATTTCAGCATTATGACCTTGTGGTGATTGACCATTTATATCTGTTTTAATTACTGCAGTAGTATTCCCACCTCTTTGAGAGTTATCTACATTATTGATAACAGTAGTATTTCCTCC